GCTATGTATGATGATACCCCCTGTGACGTAGAAGAACTTATCGATCACTGCCGTGCGTTGATTTACGCCATCATTTCCGTTGATCGGGCCGATGCTAAAGAGATTCTTTCGCTTATTTTGTGGCAACAAATTGATGCGTTACACAGTACTTATCTGCGGGACAGCGAGGAGCCACTAGAATTAGCGTTCACCCTCTAACACAATAGATAGGTCATCACTGAAACGGATTTATTGATGGTGAGCCTATCCACAATAATCTTGAATCTGTAGGAGTTGAGCCGTAAATACAATGATATATAAGGGTTATACTGCAAAAACCGGCTACAGCACGGAACACCAATACCTGATGGGCCATATTGCCAATGTTGGTGATGATGTAGTCGGTTTTCATGCAAACAATATCGCAGATCTACATATCGCTTTTGAGCAAGCTGTAGATGATTATCTGAGCTATTCGCGAGATGCGATTTAACTGCCGTGATGGCTGTTAATTGAAGCGGTAAATCAAGGTTATCGCGTGCCCGTCTGGCCGCCCAAAATGTAATAAAAAAGCCCGCATAAATGGCGAGCTATAAATAATCACTAATATTGAATTAAGTTATAATTATTTATTCTTTAATTAATTCATCCCACACAACTTTATTTTCATCGATAAGAACGATATTTATTTCACAATAGAGTTCCTCGCCAACTCTTGTATATCTAAAATATCTTGTTTTTACTATTCCTGCGGCTGCTGCTCTTGGTGCGTTATTCTCGAATGAAACGAAGTCACCAACATCAGGAATTAATCCGCTACCATTATTACTCTCAAACGAAATTCCAGCGATCTGCCCATCATCACTTGGTCTAGACATTCCTGCATGTATGACTTGGTACTCAATAGAATATTTCATTTTTGAAACCTCATATTTTAAAAAGTCAAAATGAAATTAGCTCATATTCCAGATTTGTCACGAATATAAGGAATACAATTTAACCAACGCTAGCTAAAACATTAAAGATCAACATCGGCCAGCATTTCGCGCAAATCTTCACTGACCTTTTCCAGGCTGAGCGAGAACTCAATCTTTCTCGCCTTGCCATCCTTAAAAAACTCGGTGCGGGTTTCGCTGATGCCGGTGATCACAAACATGCCATAAATCCCGCCAGTGCCCTCTATCAGTGGATAGGCTTTGCCGGTGTAGGCCATGGTACGCAGTGCCGCCAGCGACACATCACCGCCGGTTACTTCCGGGTACAGCGTCCCACCCAGCGTGATTTTATCTTCACCGGGACCAATGTATTGATAGCGTGGCGACTTCCCTACCCGACTGTTATTCACGTGCCTGAAGGTGCTTTCCTGCCCCAGATTCTGATAAGGCGCGGTGCGCAGTTCAAACACAAATAACCCGAAAACCATCATCATGATTATTGCTCCCTGTCGGTAAAGGTGGAACGGCGGCGGGATTCTTTCTGGCGCTGTAGTGTGGCGATTTTGTCATATAGCATATTGACCAGTTTATTTTCGTCTATGCTGGCCGCTTGTTGGCCTTGCAGTGTGATTGTGATGTCGTAGCGATCACCTTCATAGGATATCGGGCCGCTGCTTCGCTGTGCACTGAGCGGCTTTCTCGCCAGTTGTGGAATATCACCGGCCAGTGATAACGCGTCAAAATCATTACCCGGCGCTGCCATGTCTCGTGTGCGGGCCAGCATATCGCTGGCGCTCTGCTGCATTCTTGCCAACAGGCCGGGCTGCGCCGCTGCTTTTGTCGGGGCGGATAAATAGGGAGAGGCTAACGGCAGATAATCCGGCACATTCTTAAACACAATATCGCCCAGTTTATCCCGCGCGTTATCCGCTGCCGCCGTCACCGGTGAACTGCTGGCGAGGCTATCCCCGCTGCCTTTTTTCTTTTTACTGCGGTCAACTGCTCCATAAATCGACGGGGCCGTCGTGGGTGCACTGGCAATCGGTGACGCTGCCGCGCTGCGCACCATGGCGCTGCTGTTTCCGGCCACCGGTTTATCAGGACTCCATGACCAGGCGGATTTTGCTTCCACCATTTTTTTCAGTACCGGATCCCATTCATACATCACCGGCGCTTTTGGCCCGTTCATTGCCGCTACCGCACCGCTGGCCGCATCCGCCGCTTTAGGGATGGCCTCCAGTTTTTCCAGTAACCAACCCAGTCCCTTGGCAAGCTGTTCTACCGGCCAGAACAAACCACTAATCACCGCGCCAACCACCTCGCCAAAGGTTTTACCGGCATTAGTGGCCGCCTCCAGCGAGGCTTTCGACGATTCGACCGGCGAAAGTAACTGAGTAAACCAGTTCCACATGCGACCAATCGCACTGCCGATGGCGTCAAATATCGGGGCCAGCGGCGCAAAGGCCGCTTTCACCGGCTGCAATCCCTCCACCAATCCGGTAAAGAACCCACTGAAAAATGCCTGTATCGGTTGCCAATATTTATAAATCAGCACGCCCACGCCAATAACGGCCGCAACCAATAGCCCGACCGGACTTAATACCAACCCCACCGCCGACCCCAGCGCACCAAATACCGTGCCGCCAATGCTGCCCAACAGGCGAAGCGGCGAAGTCGCTACCCATTTCAACATATTACCAAGCCGCCCCAGCGCCGCCCCCGGCTGACTAAACGCAGCGGACATAGCAGCACCGGCGCGCCCAGACGCGCCAGACAGTGCCATTTGCGCATTAGAACCGAGCAGCGCCATTTTCGACTGCAACCCACCCAGTGCGGAACCGGCCACACTGGCACTGGTTCGCCATGACAATAACGCCGGAGACACGCGCAGTATGTTAGGCACCAGCCGACTGATCCCGCCGGTTAGCCAGGTGAATTTTGGCAGCAACGCCCCCAATCCCCCGTTACCGGCCAGTAACGAGAACCCCAACCGCAGGGCCAGCATCGGCCCCAGCAAGGCCGCCGCAGCCAGCGCCAGCCCACCCAGCGTAATGGTGGCAATCGACAATGTCGCCACCACTTTCATGATGGTGCCTGCCAGTTTGGGGTTAGCTTCAACCCAACGACGCACGCCGCCAATCATATTTTTTAAGGTCTCGACCACCTCCAGCATCGGCGCACGCAGGGTTTCCCCCATCGAACTGAGTGCATTTCCACCGCCAGATTTCAACAACTGCAATTGTGCCGAAATAGAGTCTTTATCAATATCAGACTCTTTCTGCATCGAACCTTTGGAACCTGCCGAACGGGTCAGGGCGAGTTGCCTGTCCAGCTCATCAATATTGTTCACCAGCTTGGCAGCATCTTTACCAAAGTCTTTACCAAACAGCTGAGTGAGTACCCGCAGCCGGTCAACATCGGGCAACTTTTTAACCGCACCCAACACTTCGCGAAGGGTGCCCATGGCATCGACCGACATCGCCTTTTCTATCTTTTTCTCATCCATGCCCAGCGCATCCAGCCCGGCGAGAAACTTATCGCTTTGCATGGTAGCAATCGACAGTTCGCGCACCATAGCATTAGCGGCACTGGCGGCAATTTCAGACTGTGCGCCCAGTGACAGAAAAGTCGAACCCAGCGCAGCCGCCTGCTTGTAGTTGAGCCGGTCAGCCACGCCGCCCATGCGTTGCAACACATCAATGATATCCGCACCTTTTGACTGGGCGTTATCATCCAGATAGTTCAGGGCGTCACCCAACTGCTCAATATCTTTGGTGGGGATTTTGTACAGCCCGGAGATTTTACCGAGGCTTTCCGCCAGTTCACCGGCGGGCAGTTCAAAGGCTTTGGATGCTTTGGCGGAGACGTTGGCAAAGTCCAACAGCTCTTTTTTCTGTTGTGCCCAGTCGGCGCCCTCGGTTGTCACCCCCATGCGTGCGCCACCTTCCACCAGTGCGGCAAAGTCAGCCGCACCACCCGGCAACGGGGCTTGCTCGGCCGCGTCTTTAATGGCGTTTTGCATTTCATAGAATTGCGCGGTGCGCTGGCCGTTATCATCACGCAGGCCATTAACCTGTTTCGCCACACCTTTCATGGCATCTTCCATGCCGGTGTAACTCTTCAGCGCCAGCGCCACCGGAGCCGCCATCACTGCACCGGTAGCGAGTGCCGTCATTCCGCCGGATTGCAACTTGCCGCGCAGCTCCTGCCCGCGATCATAGCTGGCCCGCGCCGCTGCCACCCGTTTTAGCCGCTGCTCTTGCAGTTGCAACTGGCGGTTATATTGGGCAGTGCGGTGAGTGATTTGCTCGGTGGCGGTGCTGTTACTGGCAACCGAAACGCCGTGCTGGTAAAGACTGGCGCGCAGTTCAGCTAGCCGCCGCACTTCAACGGTCTGTTTTTCCTGTAACTTACCCAAGCGGCTATCCCACTTTTGTACAGCGGCAATCTGCTTCTGGGTAGGGTTATCGAGGGATTTCACCGCGTCAGAGGCCCGGCGCAATTTCTCTATGCGGGCGGCGGCTTTATTGCTGGACTCGGCCAGCTTGTCAAAACTGGCGGCCTGTTTGGGTAAGTCGCGCAGATTGTCGCGCGTGGCTTTGATTTGTCGCCCCAGCGCGGCGGTACTTTTCTGGGCGGCATTAAAAGGTTGAGTCAGATTATTGACCGCCCCTAAAGCCACTTTTATCGATAGGTTGCGGTCAGTCATAACTTATTCTTCCGTGGTTCCCCAGCGTACCGCAGCACGCTCACGCCAGGCTAAAAGGTCGGGCACGGTCATTGCCCAGAGATCGGACAATGACCAGTGAAAAACAAAAGCGACATCGGCGATCACCTCTTCTATTTGGCTAAAGCCAAATTCGCAGGAGGGGTTTCCGTGGTCGTCGAATCCCCCTCCGAGGCTGGTTGTAAAAAAGTAGCCACTTCCTGCGACAACTGGGCAAAGTCCCAGGTATCCATCGAAATAATTTCTACTTCAGTCAGCGCCGGAGAGGTCACACGCGGCAACAATTTAATCAACGAATCCACATCGCTGGTCATGATGCTGTACAGTTTCAAGCCACGTAAGGAACCGGCCTGTTTCAGCGCGCCAGTCAAAGAAACCTCTTTAATAACTGACTTGCCACGCTTGATCGGTGTTTGTAAAACGACAGTATTCGACATAAATAAATTCCCAGATTAAAGGCCAATGTTAGCGCGGTGTTTTTCCAGCATATCCACACCGTTCACCCGGTAGAACATGTTCAGGACATCCAACTCGAAAAGCTCTTCGTTGTTTGCCGTGATCTTGCAGTAGGTGTTTTTCAGCGTGTATTTATGGCTGGTATCATCACCCTGTTTCGCGCTGCCGGGATCGTGCTCGGTGTAACGGCCGCGCGTCTGGATTTCCAGCGGGATAGCCTCGCCGGTATCCTCCGCCTGATAGGAGCCAGCAAAACGGAACTGCACCCCGTCAGCGGTAGGCGTACCCCACAGTTTCAGTAATTCAGGGGCCAGCCCACCGAGGGTTAATTCCATGTCCAACGCGCCCGCCTCAAAGCCGAGATCCACCGCGACCGAGCCGGGCATACCGGCACCCTGATAATCTTCCGTCTTGATAGTCAGCTTCGGCGGTGTCAGCTCTGAGGCTTGCCCCAGATAGCTGTCGCCATTGACATAGACGTTGAAATACTTAAGTTTTCTTGGCAATGCCATAGTGATAACCCTTAGCTATTGACGGCATTCGCAAAGCTCGCGAAATATTCGTCGGTGAATTCCTGAATCAACCCCAGATTTTCCAACGGCGGTACTGGGGTGTAGTTGTAGCGAATGGTCAACTTGCCCAGCTTCAGCGTGTCGGTGGTGTTGGCGTCGGTGTCATACCAGCAACGGGCACCCAGCAAGCGACCAGCGGTAACATAGGCCGACAATTTGCGATTGATACCGTCGATAACATCTTTCGCCAGTGACGGTGTTAACGGCTTATCGATGTAATAAAAATGGGCTTCCGCGACGGTATCCAGCAGGATTTGCGCGGTGCGGGTATAGCTTTCGAAAATAAAGACCTCTTCCTCGCAGGTGCGGGAACCCCAGAAGCGGAAGCCTTTTTGCTTGATCAGCGTGGTGATGTGGTTGCTGTTCAACTCGTCGGCGTCGGTATCTTTACCTTGCAGGGAAAAATAGATATCTGCCGAGGTGCCCAGTACGCCATCGACCGCCACATTGGACAGGGTTTTATGCCAGCCCTGTTCTGCGTCAATCTTGGCGCGCAACCCCAACGCATAAGCCGGTGCCGGTACCACGACGTTACTCTCGGCTTCGCTGTCATAGGCCAGCCAGTCGGGATAAATCACCATCACTTCGCGCTGAATAAAGTTCTTGCGGTAAATTTTGGCCGCCGCGATGGTTTTGCAGCCGTTGGCACTGATATAAGCAAACGCCTTTAATTCACGGGCAAAAATGGCAATTTGATTCGCCACTGCCAAGGTATCCAGCCCCGGTGCGCCGATAATGCGCGGCTTCACGCCAACCCGCATTTCAGCAACCAACAAGGCATAAAGACCGGTATAAAGTCCGTTTTCATCCACGCCACCAATCACATTGGCTTCGGTGCTTTTTTGGCCCTCTTCTGTGCCCCCTTCCGCCACGCGAATAACCACAGTTTGCGGGCTGGCCTGATCAGAAATGGCCTTCAGGGTTTGCCGTAATGTGCCGGTTTCCCCTGCTTTGCCGAGCGCGTTTTTAACCCGCGTCAGTAATACCGGCGTATTCAGCGGGAAGGTGGTGGCGTCAGCATCGTCCGCCGTACAGACCACACCAATCACGGCCGAGTCGATATCGTTAATGATGGTCGAGGTGTCAGTGGTTTCCTCACTGCTCACACCGTGGTGATAATTTGTTGCCATTGGGGTACGCTCCGAAAAGGATTAATCCTTGCCGAAATCATCAACCAACCTCGCGCGTAAATCACCGCCTGCCTGTTGTATCAGGCGTGACACAGTAAACAGCGGTTTGTCCGCGCCCGGTTTCCCCGTAAAAATAGCGCTATGCAACTGCTCCCGGACGACCTCACCCCACGGCCCGCCTTTGATATCAAGATTGGCGGCAAAACCCAGACCACGGTTAACGACCGGTTGATCAGCTTAACGCTGACCGATAACCGCGGCTTTGAAGCCGATATGCTGGAACTGGTCATTGACGACGCCGATCAGAACGTCGCCCTGCCCAAGCGAGGGGCGCAGATTGATATTGCGCTGGGCTGGAAAGGTGAGCCACTGGTCAATAAAGGCCGCTTTACCGTGGATGAAATCAGCCACAACGGCCCGCCGGATCAGTTGATTGTCACCGCCCGCAGCGCGGATTTTCGCGATACTTTCAACGTGAAACGGGAATACAGTTGGCACGATATTACCGTCGGCAAAGTGGTTGCCAGCATTGCTTCGCGTTATGACCTGAAAGCCGGTGTCAGTGAGGATTTAGGCAAGATAGAGATCGACCACGCCGACCAGACCAGTGAGTCAGACATCAGCTTTTTAACCCGCATGGCGGAAAAGCTCGGCGCAATTACCACCATCAAAAACGGCATGTTGTTATTCATGCACCCAGGGCGCGCGGTATCCCAAAGCGGCAAGCTGTTACCGGCTATTACCATCACCCGCGCCAGTGGCGACAAACACAGTTTTCGGGTGGCTGACCGTGACGCTTACACCGGCGTAACCGCCTACTGGCTGGATCTCAACTACGGCAAGCCACAAAAAACCAGTGTTCGCCGCAAGCGGAAAAGCAAAACACCGCCAAAAGTAAAGACCCCGGCATCGAGCAGCAAAGAAGGAAATTATCTGGAGGGTGTCGAGGGAAATGTCTTTGTGATGCGGGAAACATTCAAGACGGAACGGGCCGCCCGTCGTGCCGCTGCCGCCCGTTGGTCAAAACTGCAACGGGGGGCGGCGGAATTTACCATGACACTGGCACGCGGTCGTGCTGACTTATTCCCAGAACTGCCCGCCGTGATGCAGGGATTTAAACCAGAAATTGATCAGGCCGCCTGGATAATTACCCAGGTCACGCACACCATCGGTGATAATGGCTTTACTACCGCACTGAATTTTGAAGTGAAAATTACCGATTTGGATATGGCCGGAGAAGAAACAGAGTAAAAGAATTTGGGGAATGAATAGGTTATACTTTAGCCAAGCACGAAAAGGTTGGAGTTATTATCATGATGTCATGCCCACAATGTGGTGCCGTCACTCGCACTCGTACCAGCAGAATGATAACTAATAATACAAAAGAGAATTATCACCAGTGTCAAAATCTGCTTTGCAGCTGTACCTTCACCACGCTGCAATCAGTCGATAAAATCCTGTCCCACCCCAGCCGTAATAATACCGCCACCCTACCCCGCGCGATCTGTTTTTGCCGGGGCACTTGGGTGATGACCAATTTGATCTGGGCTTTTGATACTCCCCCGCTCTCAATCAGCCTGCCGCGTGCGGGCTTTTTTGTATCTGAAGATGGTCAATCTTTGAGTGGAGGTCATGATGTGGACAGTGAAAATAAATAATTCAATAAAATCAACGTAAAAACAACAAAAAAAGGGAGGCTTTCGCCTCCCCTTTGCACTCCCCACACCTGAATTAATGGTTACGAATGTACTCGTCCATATCTGTTTTCAGGTTATCAGATTTCGTCCCGAAGATAGCCTGAACACCTGAGCCTGCGACGACAACGCCCGCAGCACCCAATTTCTTCAGACCAGCTTGGTCAACCTTGGACACATCAGCCACGCTGACACGCAGACGTGTGATACATGCATCCAGGTTAGTGATGTTTTCTTTACCACCAAATGCTGCTACCAGTGCTGCTGACATTTCAGTGCCACCCTGTACAGTTTGCTCTGTCGTCGTGTCTTCACGACCCGGTGTTTTCAAATTCAGTTTGGCGATCAGTACACGGAAGATGGTGTAGTAGACCAGACCGTAGCAAATACCCACCAGAGGGAACAACCAAATACGGCTGCTGTTGCCACTCAGTACGACGAAGTCAATCAGACCGTGGGAGAAGCTGGTACCGTCACGCATCCCAAGCAGGATACAGATTGGGAAGGCCAGACCTGCCAGAATTGCATGGATAACATACAAAATTGGCGCCACGAACATGAAGGAGAATTCGATTGGTTCGGTGATACCAGTCAGGAATGAGGTCAGTGCTGCGGAGATCATGATCCCGCCCACTTTTGCCCGGTTTTCCGGCTTAGCAGAATGCCAAATAGCGATTGCTGCTGCTGGCAGACCGTACATTTTAAACAGGAAGCCACCAGACAGTTTACCCGCAGTTGGGTCACCCGCCATGTAACGAGGAATGTCACCGTGGAATACCTGACCCGCTGCGTTGGTGTATTCACCAATTTGCATTTGGAATGGTACGTTCCAGATATGGTGCAGACCGAATGGCACCAGCGCACGTTCTACTACACCGTAGATACCAAAGGCGACTACGGAGTTTTGATAGGCTGCCCACTGGGAGAAAGTCTGGATAGCAGTACCCACTGGCGGCCACACGAAGGACAGAATCACGCCAACAAAGATCGCTGTGAAACCAGAGATAATCGGCACAAAGCGTTTACCGGCGAAAAAGCCCAGATATTCAGGTAACTGAATACGGTAGAAACGGTTAAACATGTAGGCCGCTATTGCACCTGCAATGATACCGCCTAACACCCCGGTATCAGCTAAATGCTTGGCAGCAATTTCTTCTGCCGGCAAATGCAAGACCAGTGGTGCGACCACCGCCATGGTTTTCACCATGATGCCGTAAGCCACAACGGCCGCCAACGCGGATACACCGTCGTTATTGGTAAAGCCAAGTGCAACGCCAATAGCAAAAATCAATGCCATGTTAGCAAAAACGGAACCGCCCGCTTCTGCCATTACGTGAGAGACTACCGTTGGTAGCCAGCTAAAATTCGCGGAACCGACACCCAGCAGAATACCTGCGATGGGTAACACGGATACCGGTAGCATTAGCGATTTACCGACCTTTTGCAGGTTTGCAAATGCGTTCTTAAACAT